CCAGGAAATAGTTTTCCAAGACAGCCAGTATATTTATACACTCCTGACTGTCCTAGAGTGTGTTGCTTTAACCTAAAGCTTAGGGAATATTCGCTAATATTCAAAGTCAACCTTATAGAAAACCTCCGAAATAGATGCCTGGTGCTTTAAAGACATCTGTAACGTAGGGTCCATATTTTTTATCGATATAAAAAGGCACGGCCATCGTATGATGACCAAACCTTGACTCATCAGTTAACCCAAAAATAAAATTACTTTTAAATTGGATCTCTTGCTCGTCAGTGTTAGTGTATCGAATATAAAGGGAACCGAAATCGTTGGTTGAATACGACTCGGGGTAGATAGGTGGTTGCGCGTAATATTTCATAGGCGAACCCATAAATTTGTATAAGGTTACGTCAGGGATAGTAAACTCAAACAACCTAATATTATCGTCGATAGCCGGTATCTCAACAAAATTTAATGGAGTTAAAAATGTTGGGAGCGGTACTGGTTCTATCATAGAAGGATTAACTGGAGAACCGATTACTGTTGCGGTCCCATCAAAGTCCATGTTCGGTGGAACATAAAATATGGTGGTTTGCACATTGGTCGGAAATCCGGTTTTATTGAAAGCTTGCAAAGCAAGTTGAAACTTAAAACCAACCGATTTACTATAATACATACGAGAAATATGCGTTATAGGAGTCGAGGCGTCAGCTACATCTTGCGTATATGCAGTTTCTCCAATGAATCTATTTAATGGAACAATATTATCGAAAATAGCATTAGGTTGCAGAGCTATACCAACCGAGGCCTTAGTCTTATACATTCTACGAATGAGATTTCTGATATCAACATTTTTAAATAAACGTTCAGTATGAAGAGAGACTCCAACTTTATCGTCTTTTGAAATGCTAGTATCTTGGGGTTGTGATCTGTTCATTACTTCAATTTTTGATTGTGGGGAAAAAACTGGTTCTGACATGGGTATATTAACAGGGATTAAAGGAAAGGCGGCTGGAATTAAATCTTTCACGGGATATCCGTAAAAAGACAAAGAATCAGTACCTTTAATATATACGTTAAATTCTATAGTTGTTGGTGAACCATCGGAATTGGCCAATGGTTGTGCTACATATATATAATATAATCCGTGAAATAAAGCTTCAAAATTCAAATTTTC